AATGGCCAGTTCGCATCTGAGATTTACAGCGAGGATACCCGAACTGATGATGCTATTGCTGCTGTTGCGGCCATGATGGAATAGTCGTCTCAAGATAGAACGAAAGGAAAGATATTATGGCTACAGTTCTTACGCCAGAAAACATGCCCGATGCAGTCATCGCGACGATGAATAAACTCAATAAGGGTAAATGGATTGGTGAAATGACTGACTTGCAAGAGCACGTCGGCTTTAACCAAATATGCAAAAAAAAGAGAGAGCAGCAAAAGTCCGGTCGCGGAATTACTGTTCGCTATGTAACAGACCATAACAACTCCGCACAACATGTTGGGTTGTTTGGAACGATGGAATTTAGTCGTGACGATGCGATGGTCGAAGGCACAATACCTTGGTGTTATACCGACGGCAACATGGTTTATGACGAGAGAGAGCCTGCCATGAATGGCGGACCGGAAGAGGTCGTTGATCTTGTCTCGTTAGAGAACGCACGTATGCTCACATCTATGACTGAGCTGTCAGAGTCAGACGTGTGGGGTGCTCCTACAACATCTGATGATAACGATACACCGTGGGGTGTTGAGTATTGGGTAACTCAAAACGCTTCTCTCGGCTTCAATGGTGGAAACCATGCAGACTTCGCCTCCGGTAAGGCTGGGATCTCAAGCGACACCTACCCTCGGCATAAAAACTTTACAGGTTGTTATGACGACTTCCTAGACCAAGATAACACAGGGCTTATCTATCAAATGGAACAGGCTTCTGACCAATGTAGGTGGGTCGCACCTGCACCAGAGCCGGGCATGGGACGAAGTGGTTATTCTAAAGGAATCTTTTGCAATTGGGAAACTAAGTTTGGGCTAAAGAATGTTACGAAAAGCAACAACGATAGCCTCGGCTTTGACCTGAGTACAAGAGAGCCGGTCTTCCGTGGCGCTCATATTCAGTACGTGCCAAAGTTTGATGATTCTTCATACAACGATGTTGTTTACATGCTTGACTTCAACCATTTCTATGCCAAGTTCTTGAAGAACTGGTTTATGAAGAAAATCAAAGTTCAACGTCTGCCCGATCAGCCGCATTGTTTCGCTGTTATTACTTCTATGGTCTGGAATATTGTTTGTGATGACCTTCGTCGTCAGGCAGTATTTTATAAATAATTTTTGAAAGGAAATAGCTTATGAAACCCGCACAACATATTTCGCAGGCCATTAAGTATCAGAAGAAAGTCTTGTTTACTGGCACTGCTTCTACCACATACTATCGTGGCGAAGGCGTTTGTTATGACCGAAACTACGGCACCGCTGCCACTGCTGAAGGCCGTCGTGATAAATACGTAGAACCCTGTGACACATCGAATAACCTTCGTTTCGCTGGTGTATTGGATGACACAATAACTTTGGACACAACAGGCACCGCAATGGTTCTTATTAACGAACCGGGCAGTGTTTGTCATGTCGCTGCGGCGAGCGATACCACGGTTGATGTCACCGTTCTTAGCTGTCTTTGTAGTACCGGTTCTCCAGGAAGATGGAGAGCTGATGCTGGCACTTGCCTCGGGCGTGGTGCTGCCTTGGCGCTTCAAACAACTACCACCGGTATTACCGGCGAGAGCACTGATGGCACTGCTGTAGTTTCCACTGCAACCGTTACAAAAACGGGGCTTTTCACCGGTGCGGCTGCTGGCGATAAGGTTGTTATTTTAGCCTCTTCCACCGCTGCTGGTGCCGCTGGTGCAACGCAAGCCATTTATACCATTGGTAGCGTTACCTCCGCCGATGAGGCGGTGCTTACAGCTAGTCCTGGTAATGGCGACATTTGTTGCTATGTTATGAGTCCTGGCCGGCCGACTGTTTTGGCCTATCTCTACGATGGAGAAGAAACCGGGCTTATTGAATGGAAGGCGTGTCTTGCAAGCGCTGCTGCCCAGACGATGGTCGGTGGCGTGACACATATTTTTGGTGGTGTTACTTTGGCTGGCGACTCTACTTCTGTTTTGGCCGATGGGACTTTCCCTGGTCAAAAGAAAGGGTATGTGCTCTCTGGCGCTTTAACCACAAACTCATTTGAAGTTACCGTTACAAGTGGCATAGTAATGGCTGGAACCGCTCTGGCTACTATCACGTTTTCCGCAGCGCTCGATGCTGCGATACTTGAATGGTGGCACTCAGCTTGGCGTGCTACTCATGTGGTAGTTGCCGTTGAAGCTTAGGTTTTTTGATCTCTTGCGTGAGGGGTGTCTCTCGCGCAAGGGCTCATCTTTAAAGAGGTAAATAAGATGGCTGACTCTACTTTGTCTTTGAGCTTTACGGACTTTAAGGGCCAAGTCGGTGAGTTCTTAAACTACGGGTATTCCTCAACGAATTGGACAACAAACCAAGAGGCTCAAATAGAACGACTGGTTCAAGCGGGTTACAGGCAATTTCTTTATCCTCCTGCAACAGAGGGGGTTCAGCCCGGGTATGAATGGTCTTTCCTGAAACCTGTTACCACCATTACTACTGTATCAGATGATGAGGACCAGGACTTACCCGATGACTTCGGACGTTTAATTCAAGGCTTTACCTTTGCTGCCAATGCTCAGGTGCCAACTATTATTGCCGATGTCGGGGAAGCTAAAATCAGAGAGCTGCGACAGAGGTTTGATGAAGGCGGAAGGCCGAGAGTTGCTGCTGTAAGAATCAAGGCGGGTACGGGTTATGCTGGACAAAAACGAGAAGTTATGTGGTATCCAGATCCCGACGATGCTTATGTGTTGTCTTATCGTTACGATGCTTTCGTTGATAAATTAACCCTGGCGCTGCCCTATCCGCTCGGAGGAATGATTCACGGGCAACTTGTTCTCTTAAGCTGTTTGGCTGCTGCTGAAGCTCTACGCGAAGATACCAGAGGAGTTCATTGGGACAACTTCGTTAGAAACTTAATAGCTTCGGTTCAGCGCGATAAACGAGAGGGAACAAAATTCTTTGGGCAGGTGGGATGTAAGGGTGAATACGATGGGGCTTCTGACGCTCGGTCGGCCCACAGCTATTCGCTCTCGGTCGGTGGTGCCACTCTTTATCCATAATTCAGAAATGAAAACAAATGCAACACTTGGAAATAATTACAATCTTGATTGCGACTATACCATGGCTTATCTTTTTGACGGGTTATTTTGTGAGGATACATATGAAGACCAGAGAGTTAGAGAAAGCACACTATGAATGTCACACCCTAAGGATTAGAGAAGAGAGCGAAACGAACTCAAAATTAGACGCCGTTCAAATAGACATGGCGGAGATAAAAAATGATGTTAAGTGGTTGGTAAAAACGGCAAAGAATGGAGGACCAGAATGAAGATGAAATACATTTGTATAGCAAGTTTATTGGTTCTCTGTGGCTGCGGCATGATCCCTATTTCTGACGGGCAAATAGAAGACATCGCTAATGCCGTAGGTGGCGTGACGGGAGCTATAACTGCACCGGTAGCAAACTCTTTTTTCCCCGGAGCCGGGCCAGGTGCGGCTGGGTTAGTCGGCGGGTTTCTTACACTTGTCACAGCCGCAGGATTGAAATTGCTACAAAAGAAGAGCGCATTGAAACGTCAAACAGAGATCTTAGAGGTTACAAAGAAGGTTAAAAAATAATGCCTGGACCAGTACCATTAAACCCTACAGACATGGCTATGCAGGCACAAGGGCCAAGGCCCACGCCAATAGAGCCTGAGGCCGCACAGGAGTCGTCGCAGATGGAAACCTTAGCAGGTCTTCTACTGCAACACTTCTCACCTGAGGACATAAGCAAAATCCCTGGGTTGAATGTAAAGTTCCAGTCTTGGGATAAGAAGCCGCCTAAAACAATTAAGAGAAAAGAGTTCGACAACTTAGACGATGACATGCAAAGCTACTTGATGGACAAAGCGCAGAACAGCAAGGGGCTTCCTCCTTATGATTACAAGCGGGAGTATGCACAAGGCGACGAAGATCCCTATCGCTCTTCTACATATGAGGAGGGCATGTCATTTCCTTATGTGGAAGAAAAAGACAGAGTTATTAATCAGCGTGTGAGAGGAACCGGGAAAGCGGGATTCGTAAACGATACATATCATATGCCTCCCGAAGTTATAGAAGACCAAATGGTCAAAAGAAATTCGAGCCAAGATACATCCTTTCGTCCCACTTCAAAAGATTCCCTCATACGCTCACTCACGAAACAATTATCTAAAAAAGCAGACGACACGGTAGAGAAGCAAAAGAAGGCAGAGATGAAGGCAAAGTTCAGGAGCGAATACGAAGAAGAGATGAAGGTAAAGCAAAGGCTTAAAGATAAGCCACGCACAGAACCATCGCCTTTGAGTTCTACAACTTATCCTTCGCTACCTGAATATATAAAGAAAGGCATTCCTGCTGCGAGAGCGCAACGGGGAAGCGGAAACAATTATAATAAACTGCCGAACATGATTGGCAGAGCTTTAGGTTTCTAATCGGCGCGGTGTGGGATAGTCCCAGCCGCCGGTTGCCGATGTGAGGCGCCGGTCGATTAGAGAAAGAAAGAAGGTATACTATGCTCGGTAGAGTGTGCAAACTGTTAGGATTCACAAGAAGTCACTTTGATGATGGTCTTAAGCATTGGGATGCTGGAGCTACGGTTCCAACCAATGGAACGGCTGGGTATGCCATTGGATGTATCTTTATAGACACAACTGGAGGCTCAAAAGTGACTATGTATTGCAACGAAAGCACAACGAAAAACTCTTGTGATTTCAACGCGGTAGTTGACTAAAATGGCGAATAAGCGGGCTATAAATATCCAATTCCCGTTAGGTGGACTTGATAAGCGAGGGGCTTACAGGCAGCAGTCTCCATTTACAACAACAGACGCATTAAATGTAAGACCCTTCGCTACCTTAGAAGGTAGAGAGCGAGGAGGTTCCCGGCCAGGTCTGGGGATCTCCAGCTTCGACCAACTTGGTTCAGGGCCGGTCCGCATGTTGGAGGCCATGAGTATTCTATCTACTACTGCTTCTCTTGAGACTTGGAATGATAAGTTCGATAGCTACTCTCTCTCAGCTGCATGGGCAGCAGCGGCGTGGGATGTTCACCTTCCTGCTATTCTAACCTCTCTCGAATCAAGCATCGTCTATTCGGGTACCAGCGGTGTTGCTGTAAGAAGCGCATTGGCGTTTGACGAGGCAGAGACTTACCGTATTGCAATGTATGTTGCTCAATACGAAGGAGCTTACCACGGCAAGTTCAAGATATTTGCCCGTATGGACGACACAACACCAAACGTTGAAGTTGATGGCATTACCGCAGAGCTTGTCATGGAAGATGGCACGGGAGCTTACACCGGTAGCGTGACTGTTGCAGCCACAAGCGTTGACACGGTTCATGCCTTTACAGCAGGCACAGATGCTACTGCCGAGGCCGGTTGGTTTATTTTAGAGATTGCCTCTGACAATATTAGATGCTTGTGGAATGGAACGGTGGTGCTCGACACGACAGCTATCTCTGCTGCAACAGGTAAGCGGTTCGGTTTTGGAATGGAATGTACTCAAAGAGCAGGCGCATGTTTAGCAGATATCTTTGAAATTCAATATGTACCCGAAACAGTCGCTTTGCCCAGCAATACTTTTCTCGTTGCCTCTGCTGGTGGAGACATTTATAATGAAGGTTTTGACAACTCAATGACTGTTGTCACTCCAGCATCGGGTCTGGATGTGAGATCCGATGTGTCGCTTGCGGGAGTTCAGATTGGACAGAAGCTTTATATCGGCGACTATGATTTAGACGATACACGCGTTCCGAAAATATACGATCCGTTGCTTGGAACGCTCACGAATATAACAGCAAGCGCGGGAACTGTCCCAAAGGGCTGTCCTTGTATTGCCCGCTTTAGAAACCGTCTGGTCTTAGCAGGCGAGGCGAGTGCTCCTCACGTTTGGTACATGGCAAGGCAAGATGATCCCACCGATTGGGATTATGCAGAGGACGACGCACAGGCGGCTGTTGCAGGCACGTCTTCTGAGGCCGGGGTTCCTGGTGAGGCAATCAGGGCTCTTGTCTCCCACAGCGATGACCATTTGATTATGGGCTGCGAGAACTCTCTCTGGATAATGCGAGGTGATCCGGCAGCGGGTGGCAGCCTTGATAACTTGAGTTTGACCATCGGGATTGTTGGTTCGCAGGCTTGGACTATTGGGCCTTCGGGGGAACTGATATTCTTAAGCCACGATGGGATATATATTCTTGCCCCTGGTGGTACTTCTTATCCTGTATCTATTTCAAGACAAATGTTACCTCAGGAACTTCTCAGTACCAACGCTTTAACATCTGATGTGATGATGGAATACGATGTCCGCGACAGAGGGGTTCATATCTACATCGTTCCCAAGACTCCAAACGATGCCGTTCACTGGTGGATGGATTGGGAAAGAAAAACCTTTTGGCCAATAACGCTCCCTGGAGGAGCAACAGCGGGGGACCATGAGCCCACAGCTATTTGTCGTCACACATCATCAATAACAAACAGCTCTGGCGTGATCCTCGGCGGCAGGGATGGCTACCTTAGAAAATTCAATAGCTTTCTCAGCGAAGACGAAGGAACGGCGTTTGACTCTTATGTAGTGCTTGGTCCTCTGCCTTTGGGCAACGATGTCTTTGAAGGTAAGCTCGTTGAGATCATGAGTGTTTTGGATGATAAAAGCAACGATGTTACATGGGAAATAACTCCGGGCGATACTTACGAAGGTGCGGTTAGTGGCACAGCTATTGATTCTGGAACTTGGACAAAAGGCTCGAACTATTCTCAAAGACCTGGTGGCCGTGGCATGGCCTTCACGCTTAAATTAACTGGCGGAGGAAAGCAGTGGGCGGTTGAGCGCATGACGGCGATCATCCAGCTTGCCGGGAAGCAGAGGTTGTTGTGACCTTAAGAGTTCCGAATCCCCAAAGCGCAGTTGAAATAAGGCGGGCCTTCAGGCAGATAGATAAATCTTATGCTCGGTTGAGTGCGTTGAATGGCGCAAGTTCAGGAACGATTACACGTAACTCGGACGACACAATAAACACGCTCACGCTTGTCTATGATAGAGACGGAGAAGAGGAGACGGAGGTTTTTACCTTCAGTTATACAGATGGAGTTTTGAGTGGACTCGTAAGAGTTGGCGGTGACGGCGGGACGAAGACGTTTACCTTTAACCATACAGACAACTTGCTTACAGACTTTGCGGTGACGTAAATGAAAAACATAGTACTTAAAAACTACAGCAATCCCGCAATAGACTGGACAAAGATCACGGCTGATAGTGCAACTGCTGCCGCTGGTAATGTCGGAGACTCTGTCGTTGCCGATTTACAAACAGCTCACGATGGGGACTTCTTTAGTCTTGCTGAAGTTTCCGCAACCCCTGGCATGGATCTCGATGTTGATTTTGTGGACGTGACTGCTTTTGGTTGGGTAAACATTACGGCTGCGTATGTGGCTAACACAAACACACATGCTGTTGCCGTTCAGCTTTACGATTGGACTGACGCATGGGATACGTTTGATTGTTTGGGTGCTTCTGTCGCTGACACCACAACAGCAGATGGATATATTATTTGTAATCACAGCTTCCTTGTCCCTGACGATTCTGCTTATATAGGCACAGGGGGAGATGTGGGAAAAGTTAAGGTAAGGTTTTATCATACAATGGGTGGAAATGCTGCCCATGATTTATATATAGATGTAGTCGCTTTATACAAGAAATAATTTTTACTTAGGAGGTTTTATTATG